CGTAACTGTAGTAACAACTTAAGGAACAATCATGGACAAGAAAGAAGTTAAGCAAATCGCGGATACCGAAGTTAAGGCCCACGAAAAGCGTATGCACGCTAAGGGTTTTAAAAAGGGTGGCAAGACTAATCTTGATATGAAGAAGTATGGCCGTGGTATGGCTAAGGTTATGAACCAACGTACTTCCTCGCGGGGGCGCTAACATGGCTAAGTTCAGTATGAAGAAAGGTGGCAAGGAAGTCGGCTCTGCCGAAGTCTACGCTCAACCGCACACTATGACTGGCACCGCGGGCGTTGATATTAGCAATAGTGGATACAGCACCCGCACCGGTAGCGAAGCTAATGAAATCAATATGACGGTTGGCAACATCAACCGTAACGCCGCACCCGGCCCCAAAACTTCTGGCATTTAAATCCGTGGTTGTGGCGCTGCTACCAAGGGTACTAAGGCTCGTGGCCCGATGGCTTAATCATGAACTATACGCAGCTTGTTTCTGAAATTCAGAGCTATACTGAGAATCAGTTTGCAACTGATGATATAAACACGTTCATTAAACAAGCTGAACAACGTATTTACAATACGATTCAGTTCCCGTCGCTGCGTAAAAATGTTACCGGCGCAACATACGGAAATAATAAATACCTTTCTGCACCAAATGATTTTTTGTCCGTATTCTCAATGGCAGTTGTTGATGGTACTGGGGCTTATTCTTATTTGTTAAACAAAGACGTAAACTTTATTCGTGAAGCCTATCCGGTTCCGACTGATACTGGACTGCCGCAGTATTACGCTTTATTTGGGCCTACCACGACAAATGCTGCTACGCCGGTAATTACAAACGAACTTTCGTTTATTTTGGGTCCGACGCCTGATAATGCTTATACCATCGAGCTTCATTACTATTACTACCCAGAGTCGATTACCGCCGCCACTACATCTTGGCTGGGCGATAACTTTGATTCCGTTCTTTTTTATGGCTCACTGCTTGAAGCCTATACCTACATGAAGGGTGAGGCGGATGTTTATACTGCATACCAGAAACGGTATGACGAAGCCCTTGCTATGGCTAAACGTCTGGGTGATGGCCTTGAGCGTGGTGATGCGTACCGTGATGGGCAATACAAGCAGAAGGTGGTTTGATGGCTTTTACCGGCAACTACACTTGCGACACGTTTAAAGTAGGTCTGTTGGCTGGTACTTTTGATTTTGCTGCACCTACCACTCAGACTTTCAAGATTGCTCTGTATGATTCATACGCTACTTTAAACGCACAAACTGCCGCATACACAACTGGCAATGAAGTTGTAGCGTCGGGATACACCGCAGGTGGACAGGCTATTACCCCATCTGTGGGATTTTTAGATGGTGTTTCATACTTAGATTTTTCTGATGCCACTTGGGCTGGTGTTATTACTGCCCGTGGTGCGTTGATTTATCAAGGTAGTAGTAACATCGCTTTGTTTGTTCTTGATTTTGGGTCGGATAAAACGTCTACTACCCAATTCCAAGTTCAATTCCCTGTAGCAACAAACACATCGGCGTTAGTCCGAATTTCTTAAGGAGCAGTCATGCAAAATGAAAATGCTACCAGCGTGGACTTAGTTAACGCTGGTGTTGAAGCAAACAAGAAGGCCGGTGAAAATATGTCGGCTAAGGGTCGTTTTATTGTTGAGTGTTTTGACAAGGACGGCAATCTGAAGTGGCGCGAAGACAATGAAAACCTCGTTGTTAACGTTGGTCTTCAAGATATGAACACCGAGTATTTCAAGGGTTCGGCTTATACCGCCGCTTGGTACATTGGTTTGTACGGTGCTGGCGCTTCTAGCACCCCCGCTGCTGGCGACACGATGGCATCCCACGCTGGTTGGACCGAGAACACCACCTACAGTAATGCCACTCGTCCCCAAGCAGTGTTTGGCACCGCCACCACTGCAAACCCGTCAGTGATTAGCAACAGTGCTTCTGTGGCCGTGTTTAACATCAACGGTACAACTACTGTTGGTGGCGCATTCCTTGTTGACAACAGCACCAAGGGCGGTTCTACCGGTACGTTGTTCTCGGCCTCTGACTTTCAATCGCCGGGTGACCGTGCGGTGGTTAACGGTGACACGTTGAACGTCACCTATCAGTTCAGCTTAACTGCTACTTAAGGAGTAACAAATGGCTACCAAATTCAAGAAGGGCGATGTTGTTACTGCCAAGGCCGTTGTTCCTAGCGGTCCGGTTGAAGCCATGCGTATGGATGAAGATGGTAACTTCTTCTACCAAATCACTTGGACTGACATTGAAGGTGAAGAACAAACTCGCTGGTTTTCGGAAGACCAACTGACTGTTGAATAAAAAGCGGGAGAGTCGTTAAATGTTTAGCGGCTTTCCATTTTCGTCCGCGCCATTTTCTTCCACGGGGGATTCTGGCGCGATTTATTTTGTTTCTGTATTAGAGAATGCTTCTGGTGTAGACCGGACATCGTCTTTAGTTATTTTCCCTGTTTCTGTTGCAGAAACTGCAAGCGGCGTTGATTCAATATCTGCAAAAGTTGTATTTGTTGGAAGCATTACAGAAACAGCTTCTGGCATTGATTCAATTTCAGCGGCTGTATCTTTTGTTTCTTCTATATTAGAAGCCGCATCATCTTTAGATTCTGTTTCTTCTAAATTTGTTGTTAATTCGACATCCGCAGAAACTGCAAGTGCTGTTGATTCTGTATCTTCTTTATTTGTAGTAAATTCAAAAGCCTCTGAAACGGCAAGCGGTGTTGATTCAATATCATCTAAGGTTGTATTTGTTGGTAGTATTTCAGAAGCAGCATCTGGCGTAGATTTAATTTCTGCCGCCGCTGCATTTGCGACATCTATTAATGAAACAGCCGCAGGTATTGATTCTGTCTCTTCCAAATTTGTTGTTAATTCAACGGCAGCAGAAACGGCGAGTGGGGTTGATTCACAACTTGGCGGCATACTGTACGCTATAACAGTACCAGAAACAGCAAGCGGGGTTGATTCTCAATCCGCTTTAGTAATATTTGTTTCTTTAGCCTCTGAGACTGCATCCGCAGTTGATGCGGTATCTTCTCTTGCAGTTTTTAATTCCACATCTGCTGAAACAGCGGCAGCACTAGATACCACATCATCAATTGTATCTATTAATTCTTCCGTTAATGAAACGGCAGCAGGCGTTGATTCAAGTACTTCATTGCTGGTTTTCCCTGTAAGCGTTGCGGAAACCACTTCGATTGTAGATTTAGTATCTGCCGCTGTTAATTTTGCCACATCAATTCAAGAGGCGGGTGGTGCGGTTGATTCCATTTCTTCATTACCAATATACGCTTGTATAGTTAATGAAGCGGGTAGTGGTGTAGAGCTTGTATCGGCTTTAGCAATATTTAATTCAACTGCCAATGAAACTGCATCTGGAGTAGATAGTACAAGTTCGTCAGTTAGCATTAATTCTTCTATAGATGAAATTGCATCCGCAAACGACCTAATTAGCAGTAGCGTTTCATTGCTTTCTTTGATTAATGAAGCGGCTTCTGTTGTTGATGTTGTTTCAAGTCAAACAATTTATGTGGTTAATATTGCAGAAACATCTTCTGGCATTGAAATAACATCTGCCGGACTGGTATTTTTTAGCAATTCCCAAGAAGCCGCCAGCGCCGCAGATTCAACAAATGCCTCCTCTTTGTTTTCAAGTTCAGTACTTGAAAGCTCTAGTTCAATTGATGATGTTTCATCCACTCTGACATATTTCAGCTTAATCCTTGAAGAAGCTGGCTGTAGTGATGAATTTGGCAGTTCAGGTATTTTTAATGCTTTTGTTGAAGAGCAAGCGCAAGGTTTGGAAATTGCAACAACGTCAACAATATTTAATGTAACTGTAGTTGAAAATCTTGCGACGTTAGATGCAATTATTGGCCGGTTACTTTGGGAAATAATTAACGATTCTCAAACCGTGACTTGGACAACTATTGTTGATGCTGAAGACTCCGCATGGCAAAATATAAACAACGCGCAAACATCATCTTGGCAAGTCATCAACTCGGCGGAGTCGGCGGGATGGCAAACAATTGACAATTCAGAAACACCGAATTGGCAAACCATTCAAACTTCGCCATAAGGAATCGACATGGCTCTTGTAGTTAAAGATAGGGTAAAAGAAACAACTACAGTAACCGGCACGGGCACGGCAACGCTTCTTGGCGCAGCCACAGGCTTTCAGTCTTTTTCCGCAATCGGCAACGGTAACACAACCTATTACACCATCTCGTCCAACGGCGGCTCCGAGTGGGAAGTGGGCATTGGAACTTATACTTCTGCCGGTACTACACTTGCTCGCAATACGGTGCTTTCATCTTCCAATAGTGGTTCGTTAGTTTCGTTTAGCGCGGGCACTAAAGACGTTTATGTTGTTTACCCTGCGGGCAAGGCAACGTATCAAGATGATGGTCAAAACATTGTTGGTGGGGCGGCTGGTTCTATTTATCTTTGCAACACTACCATTTCAGTAAACACAACAATTCCTACAAGCTATAACGGAATTTCTGGCGGTCCTATTACGGTCAATAGCGGTATAACAGTGACCATTCCTTCTGGAAGTGTGTGGACAGTTGTATAGGAACGCATTAAACTTCTTGCATACCCCAAAGGTTAAAAAATGGCAAGCACATACTCAACACTAAAATTTGAACTGATTGGTACAGGCGAACAGGCTGGCACTTGGGGTACTACAACCAATACAAACATTGGCACCGCAATTCAAGAGTCTATTGCTGGTCGTGCCACTGCAACTTTTACGTCAGACGCTGATTTAACACTTTCGCTTACTGACAGTAATGCAACACAAGTTGCCCGTAACTACATTTTAAACGTAACGTCATCTGTAAGCCTTACGGCTACAAGAAACCTGATTGTTCCAACAATCAACAAACCGTACATCATTGAAAACAATACAACCGGAAGTCAAAGCATTGTTGTAAAGACATCCGCAGGTACCGGGGTTACGGTACCTAATGGCAAAAAAGTTATGGTTTATGCCAACAACACAAATGTTGTTGCGGCTTTTGATACGGTTCCGTCTTTAAACGTTAGTAGCAATTTGGGGGTTAGCGGCAGTGTTGGTGTAGGCACTTTATCTCCGTCTGTTTCGCTTACCGTATCTGCAACAGATGCCGTGCTTCTTCCCGTTGGTACAAC